GCGTATGCGTATAGACTCATCAGGCAACGTAGGTATAGGTAAAACACCTCAGTATCTTTTAGATGTAAACGGCATTACAAACGTACAAGGAGATGTTGCACCTACTGGTAATGGAATTGGCATAGGTGATTACGGAACTACAGGTGGTTACAAATGGATTCAAACTTTTGGTAACCAACCTTTATCTATCAATCCTCTAGGTAACAAAGTAGGTATAGGTACTACTAGTCCTGATAAACTATTGGATTTAGAATCAAGCATTAATCCAACTGTAAGGCTTTCATCATCTAAAAGTGGAAGTTTTACTGCTAACGAAGTTATGTCTAGCCTTGAGTTTCATAGCGCAGACACTTCTGGAGTTGGCGCAGGAGTTCGTTCAGCTATACGAAGTTTAGCTACAGACACGTTTGGCTCAAGAACAGAACTTACGTTTTCTGTTACAGGTGTATCATCAGATACAGAGGCAATGCGAATTGACTCTGATGGCAACGTAGGTATAGGTACTAGTAATCCTAGCACTACGTTAGACGTTCATAGTTCTGCAAACGGTCATGGTCTTTATTTAGCACAAGATAACGCAGGATACGGTTATCATACACGACTAACTTTTCAAGGAAGTAATGGGAGCGGGGGTTATAACACAATAGCATCGCTAAAGGCTTATCAAGAAGCAAACGGCACTAATGGTTACTTACGTTTTGATACTAACGGTGACACAGAGCGTATGCGTATAGACTCATCAGGCAACGTAGGTATAGGTACTAGTAGTCCTGCTCAAAAACTAGATGTAAATGGTAATATAAGAGTACAAGGTACTTACCCAAAGATTGAGTTTGTAGATACGAATAGTAATCCAGACTTTACCTTAATCGGTGGTAACGGTGCATTTCAGTTTTACGATGAAACCAACAGCACAGAACGTATGCGTATAGACTCATCAGGCAACCTATTGGTGGGTAAGACTTCTACAGCGTTTGGTACAGCAGGTTCAGTTAGCTACGCAACAGGACTTCTAACTGCTACAGTTGATGGTAATGCCTGTGTTCAGTTAAACCGCTTATCGTCTGATGGCGTTATACAAACCTTTGGTAAAGACGGCACAACTGTAGGGTCTATTGGTACTTATAGCGGATTACTAACTGTTGGGCATGGCGATGTTGGGTTGGTGTTTTCTGCAGGTGGAGACAGTATTCTGCCTTTTAATCAATCTACTAATGCCCTTAGAGATGCCGCTATTGACTTAGGTGATAGCACAAGACGCTTCAAAGACCTCTACCTATCTGGCACTCTCCACGGTGATAAGTACGATATATACACAGAGGGCGGTGGTAGTCTTTATCAAACTAATGGTTATGTAAGATTTGCTAATGGTAACACTGAGACAGCTAGGATTGACTCATCAGGTAACCTGTTGGTGGGTACTACTAGCCAATTTACAGGCGGCTCTAACGCATCAACAACTGTAACTGTAGATGGTTCAGTAGGGCGTAAAGGCAATATTTTTACTGATTTTGATGACGTTTGGAGCAGTGAACATGCGGTTATTATTGAGGGTGTTTCTTCTTTTAACCCAAGCAACAGCCCTAATTCAGAAAACTGGTATTTTGTAAAAGCTGTATCAATAGACACAGGTTCTTCAACTGTATATTGCACTCAAACAGCAACCACCCTAACAGGTAAAATATTTACCAGATATAACAATGATGTAACAGGCTCAGGAACTTGGACTTCTTGGGTGGAAAAATAAATTAACATTAACTCGGAGCAAACAATGAACTTTACAATCTCAACTTTAGAAAGCAACACAGACGGTGGCGTTATCGTAGCACATTGGCAGGTAAACAAAGCCTCTGGTGAAAACGTAGCTACTTCTTATGGTACTGTCAGCTTTACTCCTGATGCAGATGCTTATGGCTATAAGGCTTATAAAGACCTTAAAGAAGCTGACGTAATCGCTTGGGTACAAGAAGCATTAGACACAGAAGCACTTGAAGCATCACTAGACGCAGACCTAGCGGAACAAGCTAGTCCATCTGTAACAGTAGGGACACCGTGGTAAACAATAGGTAAACACTATGGCTACAATCATTACAAAAAATAAAACATCGTCAGGAACTCCTAGCAGTCTTGCTCAAGGTGAACTTGCTGTAAACATTGCTGACAAAAAACTATTTGTTGGTGGTTCAGGTGGTTCATCTGTAGTAGACTTAGAGTTTGATGCCGCATCTGCCACGTTTGACGGTATTTTGGAAAAAGCTAAATCTAGTGCTGATGATACTATTTTAGAGTTAAAATCAACTAGTTCGTCTATAAACACTTTTATTGAGATGAAAAACTCAAACAATACAATTTTAGGTCGTATCGGTATTTCCAACGAACAGTACTCTAATCCTTATATAACATCAGGCTCTTCTAGCAGTTCAGGAGCAGGTCTTAAGTTTGAAGCTGTGGGTTCTACTTATCGTATAAGACCCTGTAATGGCTCAGGTACAACTAGAGATAATCAAGTAGACTTAGGTTTTACATCCTCTCGTTTTGATGATGTATATGCAACTAACGGCACTATCCAAACGTCTGACCGTAATGAAAAACAAAACATCGCTGAGTTATCTGACGCTGAAACCAGAGTAGCTGTAGCCGCTAAAGGTTTATTACGTAAGTTTAAATGGCGTGATGCTGTAGCTTCTAAGGGTGATGACGCTAGGACACACTTTGGTATTATTGCTCAGGACTTACAGGATGCGTTTACCGCTGAAAGTTTGGACGCAGGTGACTACGCTATGTTTACTAGTACTACTTGGTGGGAACATAACGGTGAAGACTTTGAAGTACAGTCTGATGCCCCTGAAGGTGCAGTAGAAAAAACTAGACTAGGTGTTCGTTATCCAGAACTTTTAGCATTTATTATAGCCGCAATATAAGGACATATCATCATGACTAACGAAGCAAAAGAAGCCGTAGACGTACTAGCGGCATCAACAGGAATTATGTCTTTAGCGGCTTGGTTGCCGCCTGTAGCCAGTCTGTTTACTATTGTATGGCTAGGTTTACGTATCTGGGAATCACCTACAGTACAGAACTTACGTAAGTAATGAGACTATTTTGTTTGTTAATGTTGTTCAGTTGGGTTACACTAGCTGATAATGCACAGGAAGGTTCTCTGAATACGTTTCATGGGGACAACAGTACAACAAACAGTAATAATAACACAACGGATACATCAACAAGTAATACATACAACGGAGCAGGAAGCAGTAGCGAGATACCAGTAGGCTCTGCCATTAGTCCTAGCTATATGTCAAACGGTATGGACACTTGCCTTAAGGGTTCAGGTAGTTCTTTACAGACAGTAGGTGTGGGCATATCAAATGGTAGTTACGAAGTAGACCCTAACTGTGACCGTAGGAGAGATGCTAAGTTATTGTCGGACTTAGGAATGAAGGTAGCCGCAGTAGCCCGTATGTGTGAAGCAGTAGAAGTATGGAAGAGTATGTTCTTGTCAGGGACACCTTGCCCCATACTGAGCAACGGTAAGTTAGTTGTTGGTAAACGTGCAGTATTAATAATGAAGAGACAACCAGAAGTATATATACCTGACTACACAGATAATACCGAATGGTACAATACTATACTAAACATTGGAGGAGAGGACACAGATGAAGAAGATGATATTATCTCTGTTAGTGCTAAGTTCCGTCGTAGCACACAGCAGTGAGTTAGACAACCTAATCGACACCTCCAACGCTATTGTTGACCAGATAGACAGAGGTATTAAACTTGTGGGTGCGGCACAAGAGTACTCTTATACAGGCTCAGGTTTGTCAGATGGCTCGCTGTCAAGCACAGCGCACATCAGTGCAGAACAACTACAGGCGTACAACAACGCATTGTCTGGTATGTCTAATTACAAAGCCTTCGGTGACTTACAGACTGTACTTGAGGAAAAAGCATACACTGAGTTGGACATGATGGATGAAGCCATTGGTGTATTCACTGAAGTAGTAGTTGACATGATTGCTGTACAGGAAGTAGCAGAAGTAGCAGAGTCAGCCGCTAGTCCTCAAGAGGAAGCTGAGGTACAGACTTTTGTAGAGAACAACATAGAAGTGTTGACAATCAGTCAGGAAGAAGTAGATACGTACAATACTAGTATGGATGACATTGAGACACACGCTAACAACGCTAGTGCATTCCTAGCGGTAGCGGGTAACAAAGAAGCTGTAGAGTTCCTAGAGCAAGGCATAGAGAACGCTAACACTACAGCAGAGCAGACTAACATCTTTTATGATGCCAATGCTCAATGGGTAGCTATGGGTTATAATACTACTAGAAACCTCACAGCAGTTTATCTTAACGGTCAGAACTACGGTTTAGACTTGTATGCGACTGAAGCTGAAGTACTAGCCTTAGGTAGCGAGTCGGAGTATTATTTAACTGGTCCTACGGCTCAGAGTTATGATTGCTTTATGAATCAAACTAACTGCGTAGAACTATGAGCCTAGAGAAGTCAGAACTAAACATTAATGGTACGTCATTCAAAGGTGTGTGGATTGCCATTGTGATGACCATAGGTACTAGCATTGGCGGGACTGTCTGGACTGCATCTAGTTTGTACTCAAGACTGGAAGCATTAGAGTCTAAGAAGATACCCGATATAAGCCCCTTACGTGAGAATCTAGGGACTTTAGGGACAAGGCTAGATACCCTATTAAGTCAGCAAGAAAAGCTGTTAGAACTCAATACAGACGTTTCTAAGCTAGCTAACGAGATAGAGGCTATGAAAGGTACAGTAGCTAAGGCTGAGATTATAATAGAAAACATTGGCGATGTTGATGGTAAGATAAAGACATTGACTAAAGAGGTAGAGGATTTATGGCAAGGTATGGATTACTTGTCTAATCCCCTTAAGTGAGGCATTTATGATACAACAACTAATCGGACCTGTTTCAGGTTTACTTGACAAATTCATAGAGGATAAAGACAAGAAGAATGCTATCGCCTTTGAACTTTCGACAATGGCTGAAAAACACGCGCAGGAACTTGCGAAAGCGCAACTTGAAGTTAATAAGACAGAAGCGGCACACAGAAGCCTGTTTGTGTCGGGTTGGAGACCTGCTGTTGGTTGGACTTGTTGTATTGGACTTGCGAGTCAGTACATTCTTATCCCGATGGCAAATTTTGCGCTTGCTCTTGCCGATTCTACCATTGAAATCCCTGTACTAGACATGGCTACTATGATGCCAGTACTGATGGGTATGCTTGGTTTAGGCGCAATGAGAACTGTAGAGAAGACTAAAAAAGTACAGAGGGATAGATAATGTCGCAACCTAAAACTTTTGCAGAAGCTAAAGCACTTGCTGACCAAACGTACTTACAGTTTTTGCAAGACGAAGCGGATGCTATTACAAGTGAGTGGACTGAAGAAGACTATGATTTAGCAGAAAACCCTCAGTATAGAACAGAGGGTGTTATGGGTCGTCCTCAAACAAAAGTAAGAATATTACCTGAAGGCTACGAAGAATTACAGGAAATAAACTCGTACATTGAAAAAGGTCCTTTAGATTTTACCAGTGAAGAAACGTATGATTTGTTGATTAACACTCCTATGGGTAAGGGAGGGACAATGCCAACAAAAAAACAATACTGGATAGACGAAGACAAACCATTACGTCAGGCTGTAGAAGCACAATCAGAAGTAATGCAGAACTATTTAGATGAAGCAGGTATTCCAATAGTTCAAAAGTATGGAGACATGGAAGGTTTTGATAGACCTGATTCCTTCCGAGGTGAAGGTTTTTATTTAAACACAGGTACTGGGGCGCACATTGACTGGGGTTCGTCACTAAAAAGAGGTCAAGATTATCGTTCTACTCCTGATTCAGAATTAGGAACATACAGTCAAGTATTTGTTAGACCAGACCCCGAAGGTTTTGCTAAACCTTTAGCTTTTCTATCAATTATGACAGGAAATCCGTGGTTAAGTGCGGCAAATACGTTAGCTTCAGGCGGTGACTTAGGAGACATAGTTAAGTCCTATGCTGTAGGAGAACTAACAGGGGCTGTTGGTGGAGACTTTCTTGAAGATACTTTAGCTAACTTAGGTGTTGACGCTGACTTGTTTGGTTTAGATGCTGAAACATTTACTGAAGGTTTAGGTAATGTTCAAGAAACAATGCTAGAGGGTGGTAGCGGTAAAGAAGCCCTGTTAAAAGAGTTTGGTGGTGAAGCCTTAGAAGCTGTAGGTGTAGACTTGCCTGAGTTTGAGTTACCTGAAACAGGTGTTATAGGAGACATTAGAGAGTTAGGTAGGACACTAGACGATGTACTATTACAGCCTGTTAAAGAAGGTGTAGAAGCTGTTACTGCTCCGATAGAAGACTTATCGACTCCTTTAAAGGAAGCTGTAGAAACCGTAGGAGAGCCTATAGTAGACGCAGTGGACGAGATTGTAGATGCTGTAGATAGTCCTTTAGGAGATTTACTAGAGGGCGTAATAAGCGGTATAGGCGGTACAGGAGGCATGATGTCGGGGGCTAGAAAACCTTCACAGGTAGAAGGACTATTTGACAAAGAGTTATTTAAATTTGACACAGAGATTAAGTCTACACAAAGAATGCTTAGTCCAACAAACACAAGAAGGTATGGATAATGACTTACTTACAACTAGTAAACGCTGTATTACGTAGACTGAGAGAAAATGAAGTAACTACTGCTGTAGGTAATGCTGATAGTTACACTAAACTTATAGGTGACTTTGTTAATGATGCTAAACGTATCGTAGAGGATTCGTGGGACTGGTCTTCGTTGCGTAATACTTTTACTATCGTTACCGACCCTAATATTTCACAGTATGCTATTAGCGGTACAGGTACAGCCAGTAAAACTCTTGATGTTATTAACGATACGTCTAACTGGTTTATGAAACAAGCTAGTTCTTCTTGGATGAACAATGCTTTCCTAAACCAAGACGCACCGACAGGCGCACCTAACTACTACTCTTGGAATGGTTTTAACGAAAATGGTTATTTAATTGTAGATGTTTTTCCTATTCCTGACGGTATATATAATTTACATTTTAACATGGTTGACAGAACACAACCATTTACTGCTGATGCTACAGTTCTCAATGTACCGTCAGCACCAGTGATTCAGTACGCTGTTGCTCTTGCTTCCCGTGAACGTGGGGAGACAGGTGGTACATCAGCACAAGAACTATATGCTATTGCTGACTCTACACTAGCTGATGCAATAGCTATGGATGCGGCACGATTCCCTTCTGAAACTGTATGGACGGCTTGCTAATGGCTCAAAAAATACAGACAATATCAATTAAGGCGGCAGGGTTTTCTGGTTTAAATACCGAAGACTCTCCTGTAACTATTGACCCGTCTTTTGCTGAAGTTGCAGAGAACGCAATAATTGACAAACACGGTAGAGTAGCGGCACGTAAAGGTTCTACGCCTATATCAACAACTAACTATGCTGTTTATGATAACAAACCTGTTAAGTCTTTGTTTGAGTTTATAAACTATGACGGTATAAAAACTTTAGTATCTACAGGTAACAATAAAATAGTTACAGGCACAACTACTTTAGTTGACCAAACACCTGTAGGTACAACCATTACGGATGATAACTGGAAGATAGCTAGTTTAGCAAACAAGTGTTTTATGTTTCAACGCAATCACGAACCGTTGGTTATGACTGTTGGTTCAGGTGGTGCTATTACTGTTGAAGAACTAAATGGCAGTCAACACTCTAACGGCACACCGCCACAAGCAAATGAAGTTATAGCGGCATACGGTAAACTATGGGCGGCTGATGTAGCGGGTAACAAACGTACACTATATTGGTCCGACACGCTAATTGGTGGTCATTGGAATGGTGGTGCTTCAGGTTCACTAGATTTAACTAATGTATTTCCTAACGGATACGATGAGATAGTAGCGTTGTCCGCACACAACGGCTTCTTAGTTATATTCTGTCGTAACTCTATTATTATATACTCTGGTGCAGAAAGCCCTGCCACTATGGTATTAAGTGATGTTATTGAAGGTATCGGCTGTATTGAAAGAGACTCTGTACAAAACATAGGTACTGATGTGCTATTCTTGTCCAACGAAGGTGTACGTGGCTTAGGTAGGACAATACAAGAAAAGTCAAGCCCTATAGGAAACATTAGTAAGAATGTACGTACAGACTTAATGAACGCTGTTAAAAATCATAGAGGTAATCTTAAAAGCGTATACAGCCCTCAGGATGCTTTTTATTTACTGTCATTTCCTGAAGATAATATTTTATACTGTTTTGATTTAAGAAGTTTATTACCAGACGGTTCAGCTAAAGTAACTACTTGGAGAACTATTACTCCCGATAGTTTTGTTGTTTTGTCTGACGATAGTTTATATTTTGGACTATCTAAGATAGGCGGTGATGCAGGAATATACCAATATGCAGGATACTTTGATGTGACTGATTTGCAGGGTTCTGCTTATTCTTATTGTATATTTAAGTATGAAAGCACCGCTATGGACTTTGGTATTTCTTCTAACTTAAAGTTTCTTAAAAAATTTGAATCTACTATTGTAGGTAACGCAGGTGAACAGTCAGCACTTATATGGTACTGGGATTATGACACTAACACAACTAAAAATGTTGCTTATTTACCAGACGCAACGGAAGTAAATGCGGCAGAGTACAATATTTCAGAATATGGTGACAGTTCCACGACAAGAACTGTTCCTTTCGCTATAGATAATAAAGCAATAAACGGTGCTTCTACAACACCTTACTTAGGAGAATTTTCATCAGCACCTAGTGCTAGTGTAGTAAATTCTATGTACTATAATTTAACAAGTAATAAACTTTTTTATTCAAATGGCTCTGCTTGGATTGAGGCAACAGGATTAAACACTGACTTTGTTGCATCAGAATACACAACTGGGGTTTATATACAAACACCGTCCGTTAATGCGTCAGGTAGCGGTAAGGTTTTACAAGTAGGTATCAGCGCAATAATACAAGGCAAACCGTATGCAGTACAAAGTATTGACATATCAGTTTTACTAGGGAGAACAAAATAAATGTCAGATTATATTAAACAAACTAACTTCGGTGCTAAAAATGGTTTAGTTTCTGGTACTGCGGGTAAAAAACTTGATGGTTCTGAGTTTGACACCGAGTTCAATGCTATTCAAACGGCAGTAGCTACTAAAGCAGACTTAATTAGTCCTGCTTTTACAGGTACAGCAACAGCAGACAACTTTACAATTTCAGGAACAACAACACTAGCAGGTACTTTAGCGGGTACTTTCACTATTGACGGAGGTACATTCTAATGAGTGCATTTGAAGATTTCCTCAATGCGTATGCAGGATATGCAATGGGCGAAAAGGGCATTGAGTCTGCAAGAGAGATAGGAGAACGTGGCTATGGAGAGGCTATGGGTCTTGCAGAGGAAGCCGCGGGTATGGCTAAGTTCCGACCGTTTACTGTTACTACGGGATTAGGAACAACTACAACTACACCTACTGGTGGTCTTGACATTGGCTTGTCTCCTGAACAACAGGCTCTACAGACGCAACTAATGGGTCAGGCACAAGGTTTATTTGGTCAGGTAGGGGTAGACCCTAGTACAGCACAAGCTGACCTGTACGAGCAAATGAGAGCCGTACAACGCCCTGAGGAAGAACGTCAGCGTTTAGCATTAGAAGAGCGTATGTTATCTCAAGGACGCTTAGGTTTACAGTCAGCGGCATACGGTGGTTCTTCACCAGAGTTGTTAGCACAAGAGACTGCTAGACAAGAAGCTATGGCTAGAGCAAACTTAGGTGCTAGACAGCAATCTATGGCAGAACAAGCACAAGCGTTGTCTTCAGCTAGTGGTTTGATGGGTCTAGGTTATATGCCACAACAGCAAGCATTGGATGCACTAGCTAGAGGCACTCAAGTAGCAGGACTAGCTGATATTGGTAGACGTACAGGTGCTGAGTTATTTGGTAGATTAGGTCAGTCAGGTGTTGAGGCACTAATACAAGGTGAAGACTTAGCTAGTCGTTTACAGCAACAACAAATGCAGTCACTAGCTGATGCTTTATTAGGCAGACAACCAACAATGCAAGAGCAAATCTTAGGTCAGATTTATGACGTAGACACTAGTGGTGGTGGTGGTTTGCTTGGTGATTTAATAAGAAAGTACACTGACCCCTCATACGGTGAAGAAGGTTATGTTTATCATCCTTCAGAATACGATGAAGATTTTGTCGGACCAACCCCGTTTTAATAGGAGACAATAAGAATGGCTAACAGAGATATAGCAGGATTACTTACAGGCATTTCTAGTCGGGGTGTTGACCCTTTGGCTACATTGACTCCTGACCAACAAAGAATACAAATGGGCGCACAAGCGGGACAACGTATGGTTGGTGGTGTCCGAGGTATGCTTGGTGGCGGTCCTACAGCACAAGAAAAAATACAAGCAGAGTTATTGAAAAGAGAGTTATCTAAGACAGAAGGTATTGGTCAGATTAACCCTCAGTTTTATACACCTGAGAGTATTCAAGCCTTTAACCAAAACATGAGAACTACTGGTATTAAAGACTACAGTTTACTGAAAGAAGTAGACAGGGTAGCAAGTACATATAAGGTAGAAAAAACAAAGGATAACTTAACTAAAATGGGGGAAAGGTCTAAGGCTTTCCAAAACTCAGCTAATTTACAATTAAAAACACGGCAAATGCGAGAGTTATTAGGCTCTGGTCTTCAAACAGGTGCTTTAGCTAAATTAAGTAAAGGAGCTAAAAGTTTTGTTCAGTCTTTATTTCCTAATACAAAAATTGAAGGTTTAGCAGAAGCTGAGGTATTTAACGCTATATCAAACCAATTAGCTTTGTTAATAAGAAACCCTGATTCTGGTATGGGTCTTCCGGGGGCTACATCTAATAGAGACTTAAACTTCTTAATTGAGTCTGTTCCTAACTTAGGAACGTCTGTAGAGGGCAATAAGTTATTGCTTGAAGTATATGACAAGATGTACAATTTACAAGTAGATGTTATGGCGGAGCAAAGAAGAATAATAAAAGCTAATAATGGTGTCCCTCCGTTAGATTTAGAAGAGCAATTAGCTTCCTTTGTCGAGACCAACTTTAAGCTCGATGATGAGTTCAAAGAAAAACTACAAGGAGACTACGAGCCTTATAAAGTTGAAAACTTAGAAAACATCTTACGTGAAGACGGTTATTTAAAAGATGAAAACACTACTAGTACTAAAAAAACAAAAGTGGGCGTTAATCCTAGAGGATTTTAATAATGGCTTTATCTAAACAAGAAAGAAAAGACCAACTAGGTGTGTGGCTTAGTGCTAACTCTGCCTTGAAAGGTACAGAAGAGTATAACGAAAAAGCAGAGATGTTTTTAAAGACTAGAGAAAAAATTACCAATGTAAAGCGTAAAGATGAACTAGGTTCTTGGTTAGCTAGTAATTCAGGTAAAAAAGGAACAAAAGAATATAGCGACAAAAGTCGTGAGTTTCTAAACATACGTAAAAGTTTAACGGAAGACCCTACAACTGAAAAGAAAACAACAGCAGGTCAAGCATATCGTAGAGGTATGATACAAGGTGCTACCTTTGAGTTTTACGATGAAATAAAAGCAGGGGCTAGAGCCGCTACTAACTTTTTAGTTGACAACCCAAGCGGTCAAACCTTATCTGAACTATATGATACATTTAAGAAAGAAGAAGAAGACTTAATGGATTCATATAAAGCAGAACATGGTGGTACTTATTTGGGTGGTCAAGTTTCTGGCGGTATAGCTACCCTACCTCTTGGTGGTGTTTTTGGACGAGCAGGTCAGTTTTTATTTGGCGTTGGAGGTAGAGGTGCTACTTTAGGTCAAACAGCAAAAAGAGCGGCTACTGCGGGTTCTCTGCAAGCGGGTTTAGCAGGGGCAGGTATGGGAGACGATTTAGAGTCAAGATTAACTGGAGCGGCTACAGGAGCGACTATTGGTGGTGTATTAGGAGGTACTCTGTCAGCAAGCGGATATAAACTTGCAGAAAAGATTGCTAACTCTTCTAGTGGTTTAGTGACACGAGCCGCCCAACTAGGAGCAACACCTAAGAGTACTATAGAATTAACTGAAGATTTAACACCTCAACTAACTAAATTAGCAGAGTCAGCTAAACTTGCAAGAGATGCGGCTTATTCTGGTTGGAGAGGGACTCTTGAAGGTGCTGTGCAAAATTCAGGCATTAAAGTGGGAAGGTCTGTAATAGAAGACAACGCGCCTAAAGTGGTATCAACAAAAGAACTTAAAAAACTTGTAAAGGGTTTTGATGATGATGTTGTTGACAATAAGAAAAACTTAAAGGCTATTCTTAATGAAGACGATGTAGTTACTTTTGATACATATCGTAATTTATATACAACGGCTTGGGATTTACAAAAACAACTACCAAGAAACATAGCCTCGCCTTTTGCTAAAAGACTCAGTGCTTTAAAAGGTGATGAATATAAACAGTTAGATAAAATGTTCCCTAAGAAAGGAATAGGTACTGCTAGAGAAAATATTGATAAGGCTGTAGCGTCTGCTGAGACTGGTCAGTTGTTAAACAAGGAAATAGTTGAAAAGATTGCCAAAGGTGAAGCATTAGACCCTACATTTGCCAAACAGTTCTTACCTAAGAATGCTGATAGTTACAATAAGTTTACTGCTTTAACTAATAGAATAAACTCTTGGGCTAAAGAGGCTAATGTATCTCCTAAGGAGGTTGAAGATATTTTATCCCCTTTAAGAGCAAATGCTTTGAGTGATGCTGTAAATAACCCAAGCATTCTTAAATCTTTAGCTAGAAAAGAAACATCAGAGGATATGACTCTGTTTAGACACTACAAGGATTTACTTACACCAGAGCAGTTTCAGTTTGTAAATAAACTATCTGTAATGCCTATTGGACACTTGCAGAATAGAATAGTCTCTCTTATGGATTACTACTCGGGTACGGCTTTATTAGGTTTAGGAGGTGTAGGAGGTGCAACACTCGCGGCAGGAAATGCCGCAGGACTAACTATATTAGGTCTGTATCTATTAAGCCCTGTTTTGATAAACCCTGTTGCTAAAAACAAACAAGTATTGGCTTTAGCTAATAAAGTATTGACAGCACCTAGTGAAACACCACCAAAGGAACTAGCTAGGATGACAAACAGCTTAGGTAAAGCGGCACTTAAGGCAGGGATTATAACACCTTCTACAGCTATTAATAGTTTAAGTAGATTGAACGAGATGAATAAGCAAAGAAAACAAGAAGAGAAACAACAATAAACAAAAGGGGGCATTGCGCCCCCTTAGTTTTACCTAGACTATCTCACACGCGCCTCCAGTACACGCTAGTTCTTGCGAACCTGTAGTAGTGTCTTCCTTCTCAAAGTGTTCTAGGTCATCCCAATTTACATCAACTGGCATAGCCGCTAGTAACTC